CGGTCATGATACGCTTACCGTTGAAGGGCTTCCACTGGACATTCCAGTAGGTACCGATGTGGATAGATGCACCTGCTGCCAGACTGGCCAGTGCATCCTTCCACGGCAACATCTCACCGACTTCCGTAACGATTGATTTCTCGATCGTCAGGTTCTGGCAGAATCTACGGAACTGATCAGCGTTGCGACACCAGCGGCTGTAAGGCCAGTTCTGCAGTGACGGCAAACCGGGTGAGACATTGAGTGACTCGATACCCTCGGTCAGTACACGCACACCAGACTGGATGCTGCTGCCATCGTCTACGCCTACGTTACGTGGTCCCATGATATACAGGGACGCACAGTAAGCGTACATCTCTGACAGGTTCGGCATAGTGCCTGACACCTTCCAGCGTCGAGACTCTTCACCGTTGGCTGTTGCCTGGCCCTGGCAGTCAGACATTGTCTGCCGTTCGACTTCCATGTGAGGTACTGGACTGCGGGCTGGGTCAAGCAGAACCGCTTCCCAGTCCTTAAAGTCCTCAGCACGGATTACACCAACCTTGCGTAGTCGCTCCTGACAGCGAAGACGCAGGTAGTTCCATTCCTGCTCTGTAGGTTTCTTCAGAGTCAATGTTGGGTCGGTTGTGCTCATGGTGAGTACCCTTCGATGAAGTCAGCATGGGATTCAGCATTCCACTTTTCTCCGCCGAATACTTCGGCTTCGATTGTCAGCAGCGGAGTGAATGCCCGTCTGCGAATCTCCTGGTTCGCTGTACCCAGCCATGCTGCAGCATCAGCCTCTGAGCGTATGGCACCGCTGCGTAGACGCTGTGCAAGATCCTTGTGGGCTTTGCGTAACTCCACTTCGTAGAACCGGAATGCCTTGGACATTTCATCCAGCGGCTTGTCAGGTTCTGGGCGAAAGATAGGTGCGTCGGGTACTGCGGTCACTGTGAGAGGCAGACGCTTCATGCTGGTGGCGTCAGTAGCCCCGGCCTTGAGCAGTATGACTTCCACCTTGCCTGTAGCAACAGCACGCAGAGTGTATCCGTATGTCTTTGTGACAGTGCGTTCTTCGGTCGTTGTACCTCCTGCAAACCGACTGTAGATCACGGTGCCCTGCTGCCAGGACTTCGTGGTAATCAGACCGACAGGTGAGTCAAGAATGATCAATGGATCATCCGACTCGATGAAGTAGAATTCATCGAGCCGGAAGGTATCCACTTGAGTCGGCTGAGGCGGTACGTTCTGTGGTGGCTGAACAACAGGTACGACAATGTCGTCCTGTACCAGACAGAGGCATAACAGCATCAGCAGTTTCATGGGAGTGTCCTTGAGAGTTTCTGAGGAAGAAGATTACAAGTCAAGCGGTCTGAGTCTTGTAGATACCGTCAGCATCCTTGACCAGTTCGATGACTTCTTCGTTGCTGCAATTTGCGAACTTGCTGATGATGTTGTGAGCCAGTCGTTGACGGGCGGTAGGATCGAGGTCAAAGCGAATGTAGTCGGGAATAACACCGCCGCCTTTGCTGGCCTTGGCTGCCAGCTTCTTCTGACGTTGCAGTTCTTTGTCGATTTCCTTGGCCATTGCCATTTCCTGACGAATGCTGGTGGCAAAGTGTTGCATGTTGCCGTAGACAGAGTTCCGCATAGCGACAGGATCTACGGTTTCCTGACGCTTCTTCCTGCAATTGCGGAATGCTTCGAGGATCGGTGGCAGGATCGTGCTGAGCATCATGATTACAGACATTGGGTCGAAGCCGACACGTCTACCTTTGGGGTTGATGCCGGCAACAGCACCTGTGTGGTTGGAAACGGACGTTGCGAAATCGGCGAGGGCTGACATGACTAACCTTTCAAAATGACGGCTGATTGAGATCAACGAATGTTGACTGGTACTCAACCAAACCTTTCGTTCTTGGTCTTTTCCTGATGACACTTAATGCAGAGAGTCTGACTGTTGCTGAGGGTGTCTGGGCCACCTTGGTGCAACGGGATGATGTGGTCTACTTCCAGATTGTCTTCGGGGTATGGCTGTTCGCATTTCTTGCAGGTGAATTCATCTCGCTGGAGGACGTGGAATCTTCGCTTTGTTCGCCCCTTTCTTTTGAAGCTGTGGGTGACTGGCTTTCGTGGTGTCGTTACTCGAACTGTTTTCATACTTCTGGATCATCCTGAAAGCGTTCTCGATCCACGGGGCACAGCGAAGCAATGGAATGGTACGTCCTCGTACTGGACGCATCTCAGTGTCGTTGCTGATCAGAATACCGAGAGACAGCAGATCGTCTATGCGACGGCTGATGGTCTCCAGAGGAATACCTGTTGCCATTGCTATGCCTTGCCTCTGCAGACCTTTCTGAGACAAGGCTACATGCTTGATGATAGTATGTTGGCGGCTGAATGAGGTGTCAAGTGCCACCTTTGTCAGTAGACGGCGGATATCGGCTGTGATGTGATTGACACCGAGGACGTAGCACAGACACAGAGCCAGTCGAGACAACTGTTTGACTACTCGGGTACTGGCTTCAGGCCGGGCATCGTACAGGAGTTCGCTACTGCCGAATTCCTTGCTGCGAGGTGCCTGAGCACGGCTACAGGCAATCACGTCACCGAGGGCCTGAATCAGGCGTATGTCGTGGTCATCGTGTCCGGGTCGAAGAATGTCCTCGTTGCGTAACTTTGTGTGCAAGTAAGACAGGAACCCAGCAGTATAGGCTCGCTGCTTAGGGAAAGATCGAGCATCTCCATTTTCGTTTCCTTCACTCCGAGTACGGGCTGTGGCTTCGAAGATGGACTGGATCGCTTTCCTGTTACGAGAGGTTTCAACCTCCCTGTTTGTTTCAAGTCGGCAATGCAGGAAGCGTTCTCCAAGTGCTGCCATATTGAGCGAGTAGATACGTTCTGTAATGCCGATGACCATTCCAAAAGAGACATTGCTGAAGGATGCTGATACGCCATTACGGTACTCAGCGTTGAGAGATCCATCGAAGATATCTCTAAGTTCACCGTACACATTGGCCAATTGCTGAGGGCTGGATTCCAGTAAGAGAGTACCGTCTTTGACGATAACGCACTTACCCTGAAGCAATGGGACCAAGTGCGATCCTTGACGACTTCCGCTGACAAGCCCAGTAAACTTGCTAAGCGGTCGAGTATGGATTTCATCAGATGCGAGGAGTTCACAGATTGTTGACTTTCCACTGCTGGGTGCTCCTACGAGATACATCCACAGTGGATCACCTTCCAGTGCCACTGCGATATGGGTTGCCATACCAAGAGCCAGACAGTCTACCATTGAATCAGTGACTGTCAGATCGTGCCTGTAGATCTCCATCAGCTTCGCGAATGAGTCGCAGGCTTGTGGCTCGATGGTGACTACTTCCTGCATGTCTACTTCCTGCAGGTGCTGTTCGATAAACTCAAGAATGTTCATATTTCGTTTCCGTTATCGCAGATTACAAAATCTGCTGAGTCCCTCAAAATGTTTTCTCTACTCCAGATAGGAGCGGACTGATAGGCTTCTATACGTCTTGCAATTCTTTCTGATCCTTGCCATCGTTCAAGGCTTGGGTGGACACCTTTTTTCATGCACACTCCACTATTTACGGAAGCGTTACTGGAGTCGCCTGAGTGCAAAGGTATTTTGGTGAACACCTTTGGGTTAAGCATTCGCAGACCATGCAGTTTTACTGTTGGGGTACCGTTCACGCATATCGCATCCATCAAGTCTGCAAATAAGTCCCACCACTTTTCTGTTCCTATCGACGGCCATTTAGACGTACTACCTAAGCAAACTTTCCATGAGTGCTCCGCCAAAAACTTGAATCTCTCGACCGACTCCCCTAGATGAAATACAGGCACCCCCCCCTCTACTTTTGCCCATTTGCGGAACAGGATGTTGTTTTCTCTTTCTGTCCCGTCAATTACGTCGGGTATAATAAAGAAGTCGAAAGCTGGATGAGATCTGAGAGAATCTACCCAGCGTCTGTACCCATTCTCATCCACTTGTCCTTTCCCGGACTTCCAGATACTGAACGCTCCATTGTCTAGGCAGAACGAAGAGCACACGTTTACAACTTCGGCAGTGTGCTGTTGATAGGCGTAGCTGACCAATCCACTTCGACCAGACAAAAATAACATTGCGTCTCGTTTACTCCCTCCTACTGGAGTTCCGTGGTACTTGATCATGATTTTACCATTTCGTTGAATAGGTCTCGCAGGTCAAACTTCTCAGGTATTTCTGAGAAGGAAGATAACACCATTCTGCTCCAGTCGATGTGCTTAAGGCTGGCGACGGAATGACCGGATGCTTTGATGCGTTTGGCTACGGACTTGACTCCGCTGCGACCAGC